ATTTTTTTACCCATGTGGATTTTAATGGCTGCGTGGATTTGATCAAAATCTTCCCAGATAACCTTGTGGCAAGCTTCTTTTGTGGAATAGCTTTGAGTCCATTGCATCCAGCCGGTGTCCGGAGTCATCGTCGTATGAATGAGCGCGGTTATAAAAAATACTTTAATCATACTCCCGGTCCCCACATTTTAATCCAGAGCCAAGTATCTAGGCGAACAACCTTGTAGGCGAACCACTTTACCGGGGCACTGTGCCAAAACCAAAATGACTTTTGGCGTCTCCGGTTAGTTTTTAAGTAAGCTCTGGCCCGTCTATCCGGTGCAACCATATTGGAGTCCCTTCTCCGACCCACGCACCTTCAACATTAAAGCTGAAGTATTCCTGGGCCTGTTCGTAATCCATACCATCCCGGTCCATCAGTATATCTAAAGCCGTGTCTACATCATACACCAGAAGGTCAGGTTGGCCGCAGCGGCTTCCGATTAAATGAAGTCTACTAACCTTGGCCTCGCTTCTTCGATCTCGCGTTCATCCATCCGGATTTTGGTCCCTGCTTTTTCCTGTGGTTGAAAGGGCGTGGCCTTTTGCGGCGGCGGTTCTTGGTCGGCCTCTCATATATCCTAACCATTTAAAAGGTTGGGGTCTGGGTCAAATTTTATCTCTTCCCCAAGCTCGTTTTCCATGGACCCGAAAGGTGCCTCATGGGTCTGAGACATGCCGCACTTCGCACACCTGAAGTGACTGTCGTAATAAACAAAAAACGTAGAATGCCTGCATTCAAGGTCTGCACAGCGCAAAGGCATGGCAGGGGTCTTGGGAGGCATATCCACTACTTTTCCCATTCTATCTTTTTCCCCGTAACGTCCTTACCGCAGATTTCACAGATCAAAGAGACGCCTGTGTACATCGCAAAGCAGTCGCTGGCGTTTACCTTATCCCCGCACCACTGGCAGCTTTTGTATTCGGTCGAAAAAGAGCCGGAAGCCTCGGGTATCGGAGACTTCCGGCTTAGTTTTTGACCAACCGAGTCGATCAGGTTGGTCAACAGGGAGGACACTTTTTTCATACCGTATTGCGTAAAAACTGGTCTCTTAAAAAATCCCAAGAACTTTTCGAGAATACGAGATCAAAACGGCGACATTTTTTTCGTTTGTTTATTGCCATTATCTTCATAATATAGACACAGAGTTCCATAGTTCTGTTTACATGACAATGCGGTATTACTCTATTCTCCAGCTTATTTATTAGCTCTCCCATGACCGTTATGACTGTAGCGGTCTCGATTGGATAACGACCTTTTCCAATTTTAAGTTTAGGTGCTATACGACCGTCTACCATCATTAATCTTACTTCTCTGATATGTCCAGACACTAGCCGTTTTTTTCGTACCAGCTTTAACTTGGGTCCGAGGCCGGGTAGGGCAGCGGTTTCCCCCATTTCATAGCTTTTCCTGGCTAGCGGTCCTCCTAAATCCCGTTTGAATGGCATACCGTATTGTATGGGATTTTTCCGTTCATTGCAAGGGAGCTTTCTCGCCCTCGAACCAAGTCCAATGCTCATGGTCCATGGAGCCTGAGTAGTCAAAAAGGACTGCCATGCGGCCCAGCTTCTCGCCATGGCCGTCGAATATGTCGGCTGCTCCGTTTTGGGCGTCGTTCATCATCAGCGCAAAGCGAAGCGTATTGTGGGCCACGTCTTTTGCCTCCGATATATCTGTGAGCAAAAACGGCATTTCCTGCGCGGTCTTCTGATCAATAGAGTACCGGATTAAAAAAGGCTGGGGCCTAGTCAGTTCCATAGCATCATTAAACTCTTTAAGTCCCATCTATATCATTTTCTCCAAGTGGCGGCTCTATTATAACCTCCTTTTCGGAAGAAATACAAAGAAGTCTGACCCCGAGAGCCTTTTGCTGGTCGGACAGGACGCGAAAGGTTGCAGGGTTTTTTCTGTGTCTGCCGGGGCTGCCTATGTATTTAACATCAAACAGGAACGTTTCTCCATCTTTTCTGACCCCTACCAAGTCAAAAGGGCCAAGGTGCGCTATGTTTCTGGAGACCCAGAACCCTCTCTCTATCAGCCATTGGGCGGCATATGTTTCAGCCCATCCCCCCTTCTCGTTCTTGCTCAAGATCTCGACTGACATTCGGGCCCCATTTGTTTGTTTCATTCCCCCACACCGCCCATCCGGGGCGAGGCGCTCTTGCAAAAAGCTCAATTCTGGGGAGGGCTCCCATCAGATCCACTATTCGATCAGCTACAACGTCAGGCTTTCTGGAGTGTTCCCTGCGCGGTGAAATGACAAGGCGTCTTACACTCGCGGACTTTCGTTTCGGTTTTCCTTTCGTTCCTAATAAGCATAACTCAGCATTCGCTCTTGTCCAATACCCCATTCCTGTAAAAAAACCTTTGGAGCTTTTGTTTAACTTAACCCAGTTAAAGGCTATGGTCTTGTAATTAAACCCCCATTTTCCAATTAAATCAATAGCTTGGGGTAACAAGGGGTCCGTTGCCCATAAAAAGAGAGCGCAGTTATCCGCTGCAATGTCTTGGATGGGGAGGGCTTGAATCTCAGGAAGGGTCAGGCACGGGTAGTGCGATTCCGCCGACCGGGCTTTCCCCCGCTTGCTCCACGTCCGAAAAGTCCATGGAGGATCTGCGTATATTATACCGAATTTAGAGGGAGGTGACGACTGCAACAAGAAAGCAAACGCCATAAAATGTGGCTAGGGCTATGGCCGGGGTCAGAACCTTTCTCCCAGAGCTTTTTCAAGCAAGTGAGTGAACTGCCCCGAGATCGTCCGGTGGTTTTCCCGAGCCAGCTTCTTTAATTTTCTGTACGCAGTGATCGAAATCACGACGCTTTTCCATTTTTGTGGGTCCATTATAAATCCTCTTCTGGGATATTACGAGATATATCTTTAATGTCAACCTTCGACAGGTCTCCCCAAGAGCCGCCGAGCGAGATATCGCAGGGCGTTGGAACCTGAAGCGGGGCTCCTTTTTCCATAATAGCGCACAGGTTTTCTGCCTCTGCTTGGTCTTCTACGGAAAAGGCCAGTTCATCGTGTATCTGAACCAGCGGGACTTTGCCGGTCTGCTTGTGTACTTCAACCATCGAAGCCTTGGTCTGGTCAGCCGCGCTGGCCTGTATTAGCCGGTTAAGGGCTCTGTAAGTGTAGGCCCGTTTTATATTGTCGCCGTATTCTATAAGGGCTTCGGCTTTCTGGAGCGCCTTCGAGGAAAGAAAAAGATTAGGTTCCCATAAATTAAACCGGCACTTACGGCCTAGCAGGGAGCGGATGAAACCAGAGCCAGCCTTCTTGGATACTTGCCTTTGCACGACCTCTTGCAGTTCCTTAACAAAAGGCACGTCTGTGTGGTACTGGGCCATGAGCCGTTTAGCCTCATCAGTGGAGACATCTAGCTGCTCCGCGAGCCGGGTCTGTCCCATCCCGTACATCAGTGCCAAGTTGATAGTCTTTGCCTGAGATCTCGGAAGGTCACAGATATCTGCAACCTTCTGGTGGAAATCCGTTTTCGGATCGGTCGCATACGCTTTGACAAAGTCAGCCGCTCCAGTGAGACCTCCCTTCGTTAAGCTGGCATAGTGAACCAGTATGCGCGGCTCCTGCTGATCGAAATCCAAAGAAGCCCACTGCTGGTTTTCTTCCGGCAGAAACAACCCCCGTATCATTTTGGCAATGACCGGGTTGCGGGAAGGTATCTGCTGAAGGTTCGGGTTCGCCATGCTTATTCGTCCGGAGACGGTGCCCCCGCCATCAGAGCGCAATTGGTTGATGTGGCCGTGGATGCGGCCTTTACTCTCGTACCTTAAAATGCTGGACAAGAAGGTGTTTCCTATCTTGTCTATTTCCCGCGCTTCAGCGATCTTCTGAGCCATCGGATGTTCATGGTACTTCAGAAAATTCTTGGTGAAGGACGGCATCCCCGTCTTGGTCCGGGAGTAGGGGACGGATAGTTTGTCGAATACCTTGGCGATTGAAGCGGCAGCCCACAGTTCGATGTCAAGACCGGTCTCCTCTTTGACACTCTTCAGACAACCCTTTACGTGTTTCATCAGGTCAGCCTGAAGTTTTTCTGCGCGGTCTAAATCAACACGAACTCCCTGCCACGTCATATCAATACACAGGGGGAGAACTTCTGTTTCGAGATCAAATACCTGCCACAAATCCTCCTGCGAAAGGAGGGCCTTGAAGTGTTGCCACAGGTTCAAAGTCAACCGGGCGTCTGCTTCGGCATACTCGCCGACAAACGCTGCCGGGAGCTTATACATCTCTCCTTTTGGGTCTACCCCGAATTCCTGCGCGGCTTCTCTCAATGCCGCTTCCGATTTCATTTCACCTAGGTATTCATATGCAACCGCATTAAGACTGTAGGCTTGCCGGTTCTCATCAATAAGAGGTGCGGCTATCATGGCATCAATCAGACGGCCTTCGACTTTAATCCCGAGCCTTCGGAGCCAGCCCACGTCGTATGAGGCGTTGTAAAATATCTTGTCGCAGGGGTAAGCGGCGATTTCTTTTTTAAACCACTTGATGACGTGCCGCCTATCCAGGTTGCCACCGCCCTCATGCCCGAAAGGGAAGTAGGAATTAAACCCTTCGTAGGCTATAGCTATTCCGACTACATCACCGTTTCCGGTCGGCCAGCCGGGGCCGTGGGTCTTGAGCCGTGGGTCTTTGGTCTCCAGATCTATTGCTATTTCCTTGATGCCGTCAGGAGTAATCGGCATTTTCTCGACAAGAACCCACTCGGTCTTGATACCAAACTTGGGCTTTTTAAGATTCTTCTTCATGCTTCCTGCACTCATAGGCTACTGCGGCATAGCCAGCGCCGTCCGTATAGTCGTCTACGTTAAGGTCCCCCAGTTTTCTCCGGGCAATCTTTAAAAGTTCCATCATGTTGGCAACATCTGTGGCAGTAATGTGGTTCTGGCCCAATTTTTGCCACAAATAACCTGTCCATAGTCGGGCGATATTCTCATGGTTTATCCACATGTTCCCGTGCTGATTCGCTCGCGACGTTCCAATAAGTTCGGAAGCCTTTTCCAGTATATCCGAGCCCTTCATATATTATACTCCTCATCTGAACGGGAAGACCCAGCTTTCTAGCCAGATCTATGCCTTGTTGCATTCCTTTAGTAATTCCAAAGTCCATGTATACTGCTACAGCATCAGCGTCTGCGTACCAGTGTTGGGACAGATCGATCCCTCTTTCACGCTGGGGAGGGTCGTCATCGTCGAGAACCTGTGTGTAAAGAAGATGAAAAGCTATGGGTGATTCACCATTCATCAGACTATGGTGCATACATC